AAGTAACCTGTGCAAAGTGTGGAAAAGAATTTGAATTAGATGAAAAGTGGCAAGGATTTGCAGAGAAATATCCTGAACGTGTGACCTGTTTTGAATGCAAATCTGGAGCAAAAAAAAACGTAGCAACAGCGTATAAAAATACAACCAAAAAAACTACTCCGAATCCGTACAAAAAAACTTCATCATCAACTAGTGTAGATAAAAAAGTAAATGCTGAAATGTTTAGAGACGCATATGAAGAAATTAAAGAACAGTTTGAAGATGTTCTGCCTGAAGTTAAAGACTTTATTGGTGGATGGGTGTCAACAATTGTTATTAATAGAATGAGAGAAAGAGATTAGTAACTTATGAATTATAAAAAAATTGCTAAAACTATCTTAAAGAATTATACAAAGGTAAAGAATGGAACAACAGCAACAACAAATGGAAAGCAATATAGATATTCTAACTCAAATAAAAGAAGATTTGAATAGGGTCCAAATATTAATCAGAACTAATAATTTATTACTAGCTAGATTTATTTTGCAACTATCTGAAACTCGGAAAGAACTAGGATTACCTAAACGAAATGTATTCTTTAAGTTTGAATTACTTGAAGACGATTACAACGAATTGATTAAAGAGTTTGGAAAGGAAGAAACAGATAAGACTTTATACAGATTAGACCGAATGCTTATTAAAAACAAGCAACAATGTCCTAACAATATAAGAAAGTATATTGCAAGTAAGTTAAGAAAAAGTTTACTAAAGAAAAAAGAAAGAAATAATAGTGACAGTGAATAAAGTTACAAATGAAAATAAATGCAATACAAATCTTAAATATCTAACGCGAAGTTATTATTACGGAAAGCTTTTAGATTATGAGTTTGTATCGGAAGCTATGATATTGAAGTTTGTTTGCTATACTTTATCAGAGTATTTTGGGGGCACAACTATTATTAGAATATATGTACCTACAGCTTTAGAACAGAGGTTGCAGGATGTATTAAGGATTAATTCTAATTATTTTATAGTTGCTGCTCCTTACAGAATAAATTACAATAAACAATATAGACACAGAGTTGATATGTTGATAAACATATTTGAGGAAATAGTTTAAATGTCCACAATAATATTGGGTTTTTTATTTATTGTTGCGTTTGCAACGAATATCTTATTAGTAAAAGGAGACGATTTTTAGATGGCTAGAAAACTTGACAGAGGTTTAGATATATACGATTTACTAATAGATATCGTCATGAATTTAACTCCACTTCAAGCTAAGAATTTGTACACAGAGTTGTCTGCTAGATATAGTAGACGTTCAAGAACTAGATTGTACAATGAGAATGGAGAGCTCGATAATAAAGGTAAGGTAAGATTAACAGAGTACCAATATAAAGCCTTAAGAACAGATTACGGAGATACATTTATTAAAAGAGCTTTTGGAGAATTAACACAATATATAAAGTTTTTAGAAAACAATCAAGAAACTAATACTAAATACAAAAGTAAACTTAGAGACTACAATTCTAAAACTCATATGAATTTCTTTAAGGATGGTGGTTGGGTTTATGAAAAATGTAAGCAGTATATATGTACTGACCGTATTAAAATAGCTATTAACCCATATGAAATAGAAGATTTTAATACAGCAGTAGAATATATTAGAAGCATTCCGAAAGATATTAGAGATAATGCTTTTGATGTTAAAATGTTAATAATGAAATTCCCTGAATTGAAGGAGGTTGAATACGATGAGTAGCTATTCAGAAATATGGGAAAGAATTGATAAGTGTTTAACAAAGTTTGATGAGATTATAGCAGGTATAGGTGAAGAGATGTTACCTGCAAAGAACGAATATGACGAAGACGTTTTTGAAACTAAACTAGTAATTCAACAGGACGATTTTGAAAAACTTCAAAAAGTTTATGACGAACTAGAAGGTTTGAATATTGAAATAATAAATGATATAATTAGAATGAACGATGGAAAGTAAAAATAATAATAATACATACATAAATAAAAGGGTCTACAAACCAGTACCAATCCTTGACGGCATCCAAGAAATTAAAAATGATTTTGAAGAAAGAATAGCTCAAGGAGATACTACCTACGGAATTGAAATCCTAGACGACTGTGTAGAAACTATTAGGAATGGTTCTGTTACCTTTATTATTGCAGCACCTAACGTCGGTAAAAGTCTCTGGGGTTTAACGATTGCCACCAATTTAGCTAAACAGAAGAAAAAAGTTTTAATATGTTCTTGTGAAATGGGTGCAGGTCTTCTTATGGAACGACAGCTAAAAACATTAACTGGGATAGGAATGAAACAGTTAAGAGATATGTATTCTTTTCATAGAGACGAAGCTAATTATATAATGGATAGCATAATAAAGAACGACCAATTTGACTACTTAAGGAATATAGACATATGCGAAACAGGTGGAGCAACAGTTGAAGATATGATTAAAATGTTTGACTGTTTTCCGGAATTTGAATATATTATAGTCGACTATATTCAAAGAGTAAGAGGTGTTGGTACAGAATATGAGGTAATAACAAATGCAGCAAGAGAATTACAAACTTATGCCAGACGAACAGGGAAGAAGTTTATTATCTGTTCACAAGCATCTAGGCAAAGTAATGACAGTACAAAGTATAGTAGCAATAATAAGAAAGATAATTTCGATGGTGGTAAGATTAGAGGAAAAGGTTCAGGCTCTATCGAGGAAGATGCCGATGTAGGCGTAACTCTAATGGAATTAAATATCGCAGGAGAGAAAAATATTATTGCGACGCTGTTTAAAAATAGATATGGTGATAAAAAAAATATATCGTATAGATATAAATTAGATAATAGATTATGTCTAATTTTGGAGAGTAAGAATTATGTTTAACAAAATTCCAAAAGCTATAATGCTTGCGATATTCTTAATCAAATCTCTCGACTTGAGAGAAGGATTAAGATTAGTTCAAGAGTTAGTTTATCTTTGGCGCGAGTTTAATATTAAAGTTCGTATCATTCCTAAGATTGAATATTTTACGATTTGTTTTTCTTACAAGGATAAACAATTAAAGCAAATAAAAACTGACAGACTTAAAGACATTATTAAAATATCAAAAGAAATAAAAAGAATGCAATGTGAGGAGATTTAAAATGGTGAATAATAATTATAACTTAACCGACGACTTGACAGGTAAGAAATATGATAATGGTAAGCCTATGGTTGGTACATTAACAGATGTATTTAGTCGAGCATTAATGGCGGTTGGTGCGTGTATTGAATATGGTACACATAAATATCCTAATCCAAAGAATTGGCAGCTTGTAGATAACGGTATTAAAAGGTACCGAGATGCGATGATAAGACATCTACTAAAATACAATGCAGGTATCGATAAGGATGAAGAAACTAAATTACCTCACTTAGCACATATGGCTTGGAATGCATTGGCTATCCTAGAGTTATATATGCAAGAACACAAAGACGAATTAGACAAGGATATTTTAAATAAGTAAATGAACAAACAAGATATAGATGTACAATTTCACAAATACAAAGGATATATAATAACAATCTGTAAACAGGTCGCACAGGCTACGCTTTCAGATAGTGAGGATTTATACCAAGAAAGTTACATTAAATTAAGGAAGATACTGAACAACTGGAGAACTGATAAAAATAAAAGTGTTAAAAGCTATATTAGCAATTATTTAAAACCTGAATTGACATTGGTAGCATCTAATAGAAATTCTCTAATAAAGTTATCAATAAGAGAAAAACGAAATAAAGATGAACAGATAAGTATAAGTTCAATATCAACAAAGAATGATGAAGAGATAGAATATCTATTAAAATCTACTGACAATATTCAAGAGCGGTATGACACTGAACTTTATTACAAGTATTTGATGTTACTGTTTAAGAAAGCAGGATTAAGCAAAAAAGAAAAAACTATATTATTATTTTTGACAGATGATACTTACTTCTATACTCCAAAACCTAAAAGAGTTAAGAGACTTGCAGAGTACTATAATATTTACCCACAACAAGTTTATAGATACAAAAGGACAGCTTTAAATAAAATTAAAGATTATTTATTGAGACACAGAGAAGTCAAGAGGTATTTTAATTGTGAATATTAAAGAAACATACACCTGGTGTGTAAAAAATAAAAACCTAATAAGAAAAATTATTTACAAGTATGATAAAAATTTAGAGAATTTGGATGATAATTATAATGAAGTAATCTTAAAACTGTTTAAAGTTTGTCATAATTTTAATCCCAATAAAGGTGCAAGCTTTACTACGTATGCTTACTACGTATTAGATAGGGAAATGTTATATTATAATAGAAGAAAGAGATGCGAATTAAGTTATCCTAAATATATTTTAACCAACAATGAAGCATACAAAAAGCATAACCCAGATAAAGATAAGTTCCAACCAATATATAAATTTGAAGTAGATAAAGACTTTTCTTTTAAGGATGGAGCTACCAGTAAATTACAGGAGTCAATAGATGAAACATTAGATAGGATGAAATTAAAATATTTAGTAGCACAAAGTATTGAACTTCTTCCACCAAAGCAGAAAAGGATTATGCAATATAAATACGATTCAAATTTTACACAGGTTCACTCGGCTACGGAAGCTGCAAGAGAGTTTGGTACTAGTGTAGCTGCTGTATCAAAGAATGAAAAAGATGCTATTAGAAATATTAAAAAAATGATAGGAGTGGTAATTAATAATGACTAAAGAAATTAATAAAAGCTTAACAGTAGGAACATTAAAACTTAAAGTAATGATATCTTCAGATGAAGCTAACGAGATTATTAAAAACTCTAAAGGAGTAATGGCCAAGAAATTAAAAAGATACATGTGGAAAGTTCTGTACGAAGGTGCTAAGAAAATGTTACAAGAAATTAACAAACCTCTTGAAAAATAGTTTACAATATGTCATAATATAATTAAGGAGATTTTCATATAATGAAAGTAAGAACAAAAACAATGATAACATTTATGTTGCCAGATGATAATGATTTTCATATGGACGAGGAAGGAAACATTCTAGTCTTTGATAGATTGGATGAGCTTTTCATATTCTTGACAGAAAATAATTTGCCAGTTGACAAAGTAAGTTGCTTTGAAGTAACTGCAATAGAAGAGGAAGAAAAGAAGGAAAAGAAGAGTAAATAAATTATGTACAATGTAGCTTTATTAGATTTTGATGGATATATTTGCAAGGCTTACTATGCAACTATAAGTAAAGGTTCAACAGACTTTGATGAGATGTTAGCTTTAATTGAAGAGTTAGTTAAGTCCGCAAAATCAAAAGTAGATAAGTATGCAGATATTAACTGTTATGTATCTGGTCATACTTATAAGAAAGATATTTATCCATCTTATAAAGCTAATAGAAAGAAAGACTCTTTACTTGGGGAGTTTAGAGAATTTGTTAAGCTTTACTATGAAGACAAAATCATTAAAGATAATGTTGAAGCCGATGATTTAATCGTGATGGACTACGAGAAATACGATAGAGATGGACTTACCCCAGTTGTTTTCTCTGATGATAAAGACCTTAGATACTATTGTAAAAGATATTGTAAAATAAATTTAACAGAAGAAGTTGTTGAACAAGATGAAAAAGAAATGGAACAACATCGAATTATTCAGTTTTTGACTGGTGATAGAGAAGATAATGTTCAAGGTGTTTACGGCATTGGAGAGAAAAAAGCTATTATCGAATTAAATAAACTCGGTGGAGTTACAATTGAAAATGTAATAAGAGTTTATAGAAATACAGGAATAAGTATTGATGGATGTTTAAAGAATTTAATTCTTATTTCTCCGTTGTACGGTGAATTTATTGAAAATTATCATTATGATGGTGAAGACACATTATATAATATTGTAGGTCTTTTTAAATATTGGAGCAAAAAAGTAAAGGAAATATATTATGAAACGGTTTAAAGATTTTTCAAGCGGATTAATTTCATTGATGGTAGCTTACTTTATCTTTTGTACAATGAATGAACTGGTTGCCCAACTAATATTTTTCTTTGGTTTAAGCATTATTGGTAAATATATATTCCGATTAACCAGGTTTATAATTAGTAAAATAACAGGAGAATAGTAAATGAATAAAGAAGAAATTTTAGATGAAATTAACAAGACAAAATCATATATAGCCGATATAAATGAAATCATGGGTGCAGAGCTAGTCAATAACGAAGGTACCACAATAATGCTAACTTTTAAGACAGGTGACAACGAAGTAGTTGAATGCGACTCGGTACATAATTGTATAGAAACATTCGAACGATTTTGCGATGTGTGTGGGCAAATAGCTACAAATATAAGACAAGGAGAGTTAAAAATGAAGAAAGCTAAAGATAGTAAAGAATATGATACAATGCTGTTTGATTACATTGAAAAAGAATTAGGCAACTCAAAGCAGGAAATAATTAAACGTAATAAAAAGAAAGTAAGGTGTTAGGTGAAAAGAGATAACGCACTAAAAGAGGAAGCATTAAGGCTTGATAACGGTAAGATAATGGTAGTGTCTGACATTCATTTTCCTTATGAAGATAAATCTGCCGTAGCAGCTTTCATTAAGGAGGTGGGTTTAAAGCAACCTGATGTAATTGTTCTCAATGGAGACTTGCTTGATTTCTATAAGCTTTCTAAATTTTCTAAAGACCCAGCAGGAAAGAACCCAGAAGAAGAGATAGAGATGTGTAAAACTTTCTTAAAGAAACTCAGAAAAGAAGTAGGAAAAGATTGTAAGATATATTATACAATTGGTAATCATGAAGCTAGACTTAGAAAATATATATTAGATAATGCTCCAATGGTAGCAGGATTAATGGAAAATGTTTTCAGCTTATTAAAGCTTGAAGAGCCAGATGTTATTGGTTGTGCTAGTTTATTAGTGAACGACATCTTCATGTTTAAACATGGAACTAGACTAGGTAATAAATCAGGCTTGTCCGCTATCAAAGAGTTAGAAGCTCACTATCTATCAGGTGCTACAGGACACGTACATAAATTGGCTAGATATAGTGTCCGCAAATCTAAAAGAAGATTCTTGTGGTTAGAGACTGGATGTCTCTGTGACTTAAATCCTGAATATATGATAGACCCTGATTGGGAGCAAGGCTTAGGTATTATAACTTTTGAAAAAGGCAAACTCAAAAATGCACAAGTATATCCAATCGTAAACGGAGTAGTAATATATGATTAGTTTAAAAGAATGCAATGAACAAATAAAAGCATTGCAGTTATATCTTCAAAATAATAAAGGCATAACAGACGCTGAACGAATTGCGGTATATGATACTCTAACTTTTTATTTGGATAGTAGAGCACTTTTAATCATGAGAGATTGTAGCAACAACGATAACGAAGGGGGTAATAATGATTTGGTTAATTAAAGAAGTTCTTCTTTTTGGGTTTACTAGAACAGTACAGCAATGCAATAATGAAACTGAGGTCGTAATATTCTTACATAACTATGTCAATAAATGTAGGAATATTGGAGAGCTAATAGTTGAGAAGAAGGTGTTATGATGAGCAATGAGAGAAACATTGAAATAACAACAGAGATGTTAGAAGCTGTCGCATTGGCTCAATTATATCGCGAAGATGCAACATTAGCTTTAAGAAAAATAATCACTGCTAAGTTGACATCCAAGGAAATGACTCAGCTTTATAAAGATATTCTTAAACATCCAAAATTTCAAGAAGTTAAGAACGATGCGATTAAACTAGAGGAGGCTACACTAGTTGACGATAATAGTGATACTATTATGTTATTCTATAATAAACTATTAAAGGAAGCTCAGCAGGAAAAGAAGTACGAAGTGGCTGCTAGAATATTGGGTGAGATTAGAAAACTTAAAGCTATTGACGATGCAGAACAAAAGTTTGAAATTATCATAACGGTTAAAGAACCAACCACCAAAAAGGAAGAAAAGGACGGACACTAACATTTCAAAAAACACTTTCCTTGATTTTTGATTAGGGAATTTAATTAAGTTTAGTAAAAGAAAAGGAAGTACCCCCACTTATGCGATTATATCCATTTAAAATATTTTCACTATCTAAAAATAAGAGATTATTTAACAAACACGAACCTCATCGAACTATCGGTTTATACGATGTAGAAAAGATGAATTATTCTGAAGCGGTGAGACAGTCTAAGTTTGTCAAAGATTGTAAAGTCTCTGTACTTTTAGGTAGCGTCATACCTAAAGTTAATCTGATAGTTTTAGATTTGGACGATTGTTTTGATAGTGAAAGTTTCCTAGAGCCTGACACTGAAAAGTTTTTAAAAGAATTTAACGTAGATGAATGGGAAATTTCTTCTAGTGGCACTGGAATACATATTTATATTTTAACTAAGCTCGACTTAGAAACATTCATTGTCAAAGATTTAGAAGGTTGTAAATCTTTTGAATGCTATACCAACAAACGACATATAGTAACTACAACTTTTGATTTTAAAAATACTAATTTAACTATAGGTGCTCACGATGAGTTTATTACCGACCTTTATAATAAAGTTAAAGAATTGAGAAAAAATAATAATAAATACAAACAAGAAACAATAGTCAAGACAGTATTTGAAGAAGTTAAAATAGAGGATGAAGAATCTGCTTTTATAGCAGGATTAAAGAAGCAGTCTCCAGTTACTGATATGTGGACTTTACGTAAGTGCGGTTATAAAGATAGTAACCTTATTGAGATTATAGACACAGAACCAACTAGTGTAGACCAATCAGCTCATGACGCTAAATTAATCAGGAAATTGATGTATTATACTTATGATTTTGATTTAGCGTGGGAATTAGCAAAGAAGACAAATTACTATAAGCATAAAGATAAAAAACATCAAGATAAATTTAATAACGAAAGATATAAAGAGCGTACTAGAATGTTTATAAGAGGTTAAAATATATGGCTGAAGAAAAGAAAGAGAACAATAAGAAAAGCGTAAAGAATAAAAGTAATGATGAATGCATTAAGAATTACAATCTAGCTAAAGATTTTTTTAAAGGTAAACTTACGACTGAAGAGAAAGATAATATTTTTGCACATCTTCTCAAATGTCAGAATTGTTTAAAAAGTTATAAATTTTATTTAAGAGCTACAAGGAATGAAGATTTTAACCTAACAAAAGAAGCTATAGATTTTTGCAATTCTAATCTCGAAAATGACAAATTGAAAACTAGAAAAATACTGAAGAAGTTAAAAACTACTGGTCTTTATACGTTAGATAATAAATATGAGTGTATAGCTAAAGAGTTCAGACTATCTAAATTAAAAGACGTTGAAGCAGTTAGTCAACTCTTTCTAGGTGATGGAACTATAGAATCTATAAAAGACCAAGAATTACTACTTGAATTTACTAAACATTTATGTTATAATATATGTAAAGACATAGATTTACTTGAAAGATGTTATAGAAAAGGAATGGGAGTTCTTGTAAAAGATAATATTCCTAAAGAGGAGATACTTGCCAATGAGAGACCTTAACCAATACGATGTTATATTTTGTGACATAGACGACACATTAGTGCATGGTGTTTGGACTGACTTAATGTCGGTTACTTGGAAGATATTCAGAAATAAACTATTAGCAGAAATACTAATGGAACTCCAAGCAGCTCTACATATATTTAAATCTAATCAAAAATTACGTCATATGCTTATGCAATGTAAAAAGCCTATAATATTTTTAACTACTAGAAAAGAATGTTTGGCTACACATGCATTACTTAAATTTATGCTAGACAAGGGCGATTTAGATTTTAGTATATGTTCATTAGCTACAGATACTCCAGCGGTTGATAAAATTAATAAAATAGTATTCTTTATGCAAACTTGTATATATAATAAAGTATGTTTATTTGATGATAATGTAGAAGTTCGTAAAGCTGCATCTCAATTAGATATAGATGTGTTTGACTCTACTACAATGTTTGAGGAGAAAGTTGGTTAATATGATAGATTGTAGACATTTAAAAGAAGACACAAAAGACATCCATCGTATCTGTAAGATAACAAAAGGAATTTGTATGTGTGACGAAGATTTGTGTTCTAGAATATTATCATTAGAGAACGCTATTTTTGAAATAGATAGGTTGTTATCTTCCGCTACAAGTACAAAAGACCAAATACGAAGCTTTATTAAAGCAGTTAAAAGAGATACTATTAATGACTAAAAAAACACATTACGAATTATTCCCTTCTCAATACGACTTTATGTTTAAGATAGATGATGAAGCTAGAAAAGAATGTGATAAAGAGAATGGTCGTGGCTCTTATATGGACTTTTCACTCTATCAAGGAGGATTTGGTTCAGGTAAGACGTTTTGTGGTTCATTGCGTGGACTTATTTTTGCTTTCGCTTGGGCTGGTTGTACTGGTTTGGTAGGTGCTGCATCTCAAGACCTTTTAGACAATACGACAAAATCTAAATATGAATGGCATCTCGAAAATATGGGAATGAAAGAAGGTCAACATTATTGGTGGTCTGACAGGAAAACTAAATTAACTTTACAGAACGGTTCTACTATAAGATTCAAAACAGTATCTAACTGGGAGAACTTCCGTTCAACAGAGTTTATGTGGATAGAACTAGAAGAAGCTTCCTTAATTGATGAAAAAACTTTTAAAGAACTTTCAGCTCGTTTACGTGAAGCTGTTAAAGATGATTGGGTAAGACCCTATAGAGCTATGTTTTTGCATACAAACCCTCAAGGAACTAGAGGGTGGATTTATAAATTGTTTAGAAATCCTAAAACTAAAATAAAAGGATATAGAGCTTTAACCGCACCTACTACAGAAAATACATATTTACCTAAGACATACATAGATAATCTTATGGAAATGTATTCAGCTGAGGAAGTAGAAGAGTTAATTATGGGTCTTGACGTTAATAGAGATAATACTATTGCTTTTCCAGATTTCTCTATGCAATATAACGTTTCTGACGATTTAAAATTTGATAAAAATTCTACGTTGATTTTAACTTGTGATTTCAACTATAACCCAATGTGTTGGTACTTAGTACAAGAAATTAATGGAGAGTGGCACATCTTACGAGAATTAATAGAGAATAATGTGACAACGAAAGAGATGTGTAAAATTATAACTCCAGTTATTGATAGTTATGGAGTAAGAAAATTTACACTAATGGGTGACTCACACGGTAAAGATAAAAAAACCAATGGCTCAGATTATTCTGTTATGTTAGCTCACTTTTCAGATGCTGGATATGATGTTACATTGAGAGTACAAAAGTCTAACCCATTAATTAAAGAGAGACTTGCAGTATTAAGAGGTCTTATTAAGAATGCTAAAGGAGAGAGACGTCTTAAAGTTTCAAGCTCTTGCAAGTGGTTGTTATATAATTTCGATGAATGTAAAAACCAATTATCTAATGGCGGCTTGAAATTACCTACAGATAATGAAATTCAACAGGATGATAATAAACGTTACTTAATTCACCCCATAGATGCTGTTTCATATCCTATGCACTTTTTACACAGTTTTAGGTCTACTTGTGGAGAATCAGAAAATTTATAATAGGTTAAAACTTATATTTGTGTATTCTATAATATTATAGAGTAACAATGGTAACATATAGTATAACGGAGGATTATTAAAATATGCCATCTGATGAAACTATATCAACGAAGGAACAATGGTATGATTTAACTCAGTATAAATCAGAAATTGAAACTTTCGTTATTAAGAAAAGACAGCAGTTAGACAAACATTCAAATATGCAAAAAGTTTCGGATGCTTTGTATCGTATCTGTTATTCAGGTTCTACTGAAGCAGAGAGAGAAAGATTCCCTTTTGCAGCAGAATTATTTAAAGTTTATAAAACAGCTTTAATTGAAAGTTCATTGAGTGGTTATACTGCGCTTGTTGAAGTGAATGGTGAAGATGCACAAAACGTATTAAAAGCTCCTAAAGTCAAAGAAGCTATGACATTACAATTTAAAGCAATGTCTATGCTTGAAAAAATATCAGGAGAAGTATTAGATGATTGGTGTTTTAAAGGTGAAGCTGCTGGTATTATCAAACTCGTAGATACGAAGGAAGAATACAGAGTCAAAGCAGAAATCACTAACGAAGAAACTGGTCAAAAAGAAATGACCTTCAAACTTAAGGAAGGTGTCGAATATCAAGATATCGGTATTGATTTTATCGACCCATTGGATTTATATATTGATGGGTTAGATTATGAAAAAGACCCTGTTGGATGTACAAAAATTGTCCGTTCGTTTATCGACGCTAAGAAATTATTAAGCTCAAACGCATACCCACTACTTACTAAAGATGATAAAGAAGCTATTATCACAGGTGTGGGAAGAAACGGTAACGGAACTAATAATCCTTGGTTTAACTGGGTAGGAAGTTTTTCCAATATAAGCAATAGCTATGAAGTATCCGATAAAAACCAAATAGAAGTATTAACTTTTAATGGGGATTATGTTACTTCAGATATGAAAGTTTTGAATAATATTCAAGCTGTACTTGTTGGGAATAGAATAGCGAATTTACGCTACAATACTGTAAGTACAAACAGAATCATCTATGCAGCTTATAAATTGGATAGAACTACACATAGAAGTATTTCACCTTTGGCGGTTACTTTGCCTACTAATAAACTAGTAAACAGAGTTACAGATATGTTCATTAAGAACTTGGATGAAGTATCTAACCCTTGGTTATTGTATGCAAAAGGTACAATGAACTCTAGTCAAATAGCTGAAGCTCGTAGAAAAAGAGAGTTAGAGTACAACCCTTCAGATGAAAAACCTACATTCTGGAGTCCACCTCCAGCAGCTAATAATGGTTTAGATTTAGTAAATCTAATCTTACAACAAAACAAAAATGTTCTTGGTTTAAACAATTATATGGCTGGTGATACATCTGGGGCAGTGAGAACTGCCGAAGAGTCTAGTATCTTATTTCAAAAAGCTAATGCTAGAATGAGAGTAGAAACTGATACATTCTCATACAGATTTATGTTGAAACTATTCCAATCATTCTACGCGTTCAATAGGGAATTAGCTTTAGCTTATGATAACCCACTAAAAGAAATATACTCAGACCCTGACTTAAAGGTAACTATATCTACAAACGCATCTAAAGCAGACAAAGAAGGAGAGTTGCAACGATTATTGCAAATGTTAAATCTACCAATTGCACAAATGATATTCGCAAACCTTCAACCAGACCAAGTAGTTTTAGCAGTGAGATATTTAATGTCTAAAGCAGGTCTAACAGATATGGATAATTTACTGCAATTACAAAAAGAGGATGGAAGTCCTGAAGATGTTATGATAACTCCAGACCCTTCAATAAAGGAAATGGTAGATATAACTCAAAGTAATAATGATAATATTAATATGAACGAAACAACTGATGTATAATAGGAGATTTATTAATGAGTGAAAATTTTGAACAAGATTTGACAAAAGCTACTGAATTAGAAGTGGATACTAACGTAGTAGATGAAGCATCAACCGCTGAAGTTACAGAACCAGTAGTGGAAGAAAAGGTAGAAGTAAAAGAAGCAGTTGAAGAACCTGCTAAAGGAGAAACAGCTGAAGCGGAAGAAGCTCCAGTTGAAGACCTTGAAGAAAGCAAAGAGGGAAAAGAGGTAGCTGAAGAACATCCTGAAGGTTGTGAATGTGAAAAATGTAAGGCTGCCAAAGAAGTTTCAGATAAAGAACAAGAAGAATCTGAAGAAAAGCAAGAAGAAGAAACAGTAGAACAAGTTGAAGAAGTAAAAGAAGAAGAGAATAAGCAAAAAGAAATAGAAGAGCTTAATGCAAAACTTGCTGAAATGGAATTTGATAAGAAAGAAGCTGAAAATATCAGACAGTATCAAATTGACAGAGCTAATGTTGAAGAGCAAGTTAAACAACAAACTGATTTACTGTCAACTAAATTAAACGAAGCTTTCACTCATTTTGGTATTGACCCTAGTAAAACCTTAGATGAACTTAAAGCTGAAGACGCTACTAAAGCAGCTATTGCACAAGGTTTAATTGATTCTGCAATACGAAAACGTGATGAAGCTATTAATAAAGCTCGTCAAGAAATTACTAAGATGGAAGATGAGTTAATTTTCAATAGAGTTGAGAAAGAAGTAGAAAAATATCACTTGACCCCTGAACAAATGAAAGCAACCGCTGAAACCTTTATAGCTATAATGAACGAGACAGGTATCGCAGACTTAGCTGAAGATTTAAGAGCTAAAGTTAAATTAGCAGTAGCTCAAGCTGTAATGGACAACCCTCGCGTAGAAGAAAAGAAAGAAGAAATTTTTGAACCAAAAGATGAAAAAGAATTAAGGGCTAGTGAAGAAGCTCCTGCTGTAAAAGAAGAAAAAAAAGAAGAACCTAAAGTGGAAGAAGTTGCAGAAGAAGAGACCCCAACTAAACCAGATTTATCTGAGTTTAAAGAAGGTGTAGATGGTGGGACTACTCCAACAGCAGCTGTTACCGAGGATAATATTATCGAAACTATCGCAGCACTTCCATACAGGGAAAGAACTAAATTCATTACTGAAAATTACGACTTGTATATGACAGCTATGAGAAAAGCTAGAGCTAAAGGTGAATAATATATGAAATTTAGAAAAATACCGAAAGCTATCCATAAAGCTTTAAAGAACGAGGTTCAAGAAATAAAAGGCTTAGTTATAACTGAAGAAGATACTAAAGAAGCTGAATTAATAACTAGACTTATAGTTGCAGTCTTTAACTCATATGGTGTACCAGTCCCAGAACAAATGCAAGAAGTTCTTAAAACTACATTGAAGTATGGAATAAGAGATATAAAAGACGGTTGTAAAACACATGATAAGTTTATTATAAAAAGAATTTTAAACGAATTAAATAAAGAAGAGAAAGAGAAGAAAAAATAGTCCAAATCAAGGACGGTAATATGAGTTCAATTAAGGACGACAAAAATCCTAACAAGTAGTTAGGTCGGATATATAACCGCTATGGCAGTAAGCGAAGTAATCGTGGTTATTGGTGGTAGGTCGAAATATCCGTAGTGTAAATAGAAAATAAAAATAAAAAGGAGAAATTAAAATGGCTATTCCTAATGTTGGCGCAGATAAATCAATGCACGAAGCTATGGCCGCAAAAATGCAATTAGTTCTTGAACAACCAAAATCCGATATTACTACCAAATTAGTAAATAACGATTTTGAAGGTGAATTTTTCAAAATTGGTGATACGGTTGCTATTTGTAAACCAGACCCTAAATCTGTAAATGTTGAACTTGGTGCATTAGATAATGGTACTACTCCAAAAGACCAAAGACTTGCAGTTACTGACGTAGTGTTCGCAGACCAAAAAGTATTACATATTGATAAATACGCTAAATACGCATTCATCATTTCTGATATTACTAAGGCTGAAGGTAAATGGAATTACGAATCTGGTAACCTTGATTTAGCTGCTCAAAAAATCCGTAACGCTCACAATACTGAAGTTTCTCAATTGTTAGCAACTGATGCTGATATTATTGCACAACAAACAGCAGATGGTTTAGATGATGTATTAGGTACTAAAGCAACTCCTATCCAACTTACTAATGCTGATGAATTATACGAAAAAATCTTAGTTCAAATGCACACAGTATTGTACGATAGAGGTGCTATTACTGCTGATGGTCAAGTAACTTATGGTTCTAACCCCCAAGAAGGTAAACAAACAGCAGGTGCTATCTTCTTACCTAGAAGAGCTTACAACGCATTCCTAACTTCTAAATACTTTACTGACAGAAGCACTCAAATGGCTGATAATAAAGTAGAAACTGGTAACGTTGCTAAAGTTTTAGGTTTGGAAATAAACGTAGAACCTTGCTTAGACCAAAAAGCAAAAAGACATATCACAGTTGCAGATATCGCTGACAATGATACTTTAGTAATCATTGCTGGTACTAGAAATGCTGTAACTAGAGCTGGTAAAGTTCTTCCTCCTGATTCATTCCGTTCTACTACTAGATTCGGTACTGAATATCACGGTTTGGAAATCTACGGTCAAGAAATTGCTACTAAAGAAGCTGTAGTAATTGCTTTCGTTAAAATGCCTGCATAATTAATATGTAGAATATAGCATTTTTAACAAAAAATCTAATGGGTAGGATAATTGTATACATTATGGTTATTCTACCCTTTTCTTTAAATAAGGAAGGATAAAAATAAATAATGTTAGTAAAAGATATTTATGATAAAGTTGCATTACTTACAGGCTTCCCTGTTTACACTAACGCAACAGATACTCCTGAAACTACAAGGTTTATTGTTGAAATGATAAGTCAAGCACTTCAAAATGTTATTGGAGATTTATACACGAATAATAATGTTTTAGAAAGAAATGATACTATCATTACAATCCCTCAAAAAGAACTTTATGGTATTGAAGGCACTATCAAAAAACTTCAACTTATTAGAGATGATGCTAATAAAACTGTAAAGGTCATTCCGTATAATCAGCAAATAGACCCTGATATGATAAAAAGTGAAAATCCTAACAATCTTAATGAACCTAGTTCATATTGCATAAAGAACGGTTATCTAAGATTATTCCCAACACCAGATAAAGAATACGTTCTAAAAGTATGTGTCTCTACTACGGACTTAGTGAATGCTGACGATGATAGTTTAAGAACTACTATAGAATCTATTAATGACTCTATTATGGCTACTGATGCTTTTTGCAACCTCGTTATTATAAGAACTGCTATGTTAATATTCAGTAGACTTCAAAATAATAACGCTGCAATATATGCTCAATATTACGAAAGTAATTTGCGTGTATTTATCGAATCTGATATTAAGAGTATGGAAGCTTTCAGAGGACAGAACAGAAATGGTGGACATTATAATCTTCAAGATGGTCTAATTAATGACGAAGGACAAGGATTCTTTAACGGAGGTTTATTTTAGATATGACTACAGGAAAATTTCAAAAGAAACAAACAAAGGCAATAAAGTCTGATGGACGTTATATCTTTGCTGATTTTTCTGAAGGATTGTATCTATTAGACAGCCCACGTTCAATTAATCAACAACTTGCATCGTTAGCTTTAAAAGGTGGTAGAAATGTTTGGGCTGAATACGGAGCTCTAGTCCCCCAGTACGGATATAATATTGAAACCGCCTTACCTCAGAATGAATACATAGTTGGCATTACTGAGGATAGTAAATCTAGCGCTTCGGTATTTATACTGACTATGTTAGGTAATGTTTATCATTATTCAGCTTATGATGGGCTTAAAAAATATAAAACGAGCTTTGAATATATTAACGAAGATTGTTTGTTTACTCGTTTAAACAATAACCTAGTTGTGTATAACGAAGGGGCTTGTAGTATATTTGGCGACTATTATAAAGAAGGTACATATAAAGAAATCACTAACACGGCTCAAGTTTCTAACTTTGGGTCTTATGCAGTATTCAACATTGATAATGAATATATGGATTACTTCTGGAGAGGTAAGAAATTTGCAGTACCTAATGTGGGTGGTTTTAAAATTACTTCAATCAAAGAAGCCACAAAGAAAGTTACTAAAGCCATTAAAATGCAAGACTTAGCAATCGCTAATGGATGGACATTGAAAGGTGTAGTAGCTTCAAACGGAGATTCTGAAAACAAAGTAGTTTTAGATTCTGCATCTAATACTTACGTATCAATTAAACCTATCAAACAATCTGGAAGTACTCATACTACAACAACTAAAAAGTTGCAGTGGAGTTGTTATCATTATAATATTACCAAAGATGCTACTAAAAAATTGTTCCAAAATGCTGGTTTACCTGCTAGCGGATATTTCTACTGTCAAGAAAGCGCAGCGGTTAATAAGAAATTATACTTCGCAGGAAATTCTTCTGCAAAAGCTACGGATGCAAGTCAAATCGTTAACAGATTTTTCGACATCACTGTATTTACTACTAATTATAAATTCTTCCCTTGGATTAATATTATGAGTGGTAGTAATGCTTCTAATGGTGCATTTGCTCCAACGGACACTGTGGGTAGTGGTGATACTGCATTTACTTTAGCTAGAGATACTAGTGGAGATTTTTATACTACTCAAACGATAACTGTTCAAGACCCTGATTATACTGACTATACTATAACGTTCAGTGTTCCGTTAGCTGATGGTTCTACAAATATAAAAACAAAAGAACATTTAGCAGCAGGACAATATACTTGGGCTATTGCTAATAACAAAACTCTAAATAAAATTGTATGTAAAATTGTTGCTGGTGAAAGCACTCTTTACGAATCACCTTTAGAATCTACTGGAATAGAGTTAAAGGCTTTTGAAGACAATCCTAGTGGAGAGATTCCAAAAGATTTAGCTGAATTATTAAATGAAAATAATGAAGTTATTAATGAAGAAATTATCAAAAGTATTAGCGTAACAGCAGTACCTGAAAGTAGCGAAACTGCTATGGATAAACTTACAGAGGTTAAAGTTTCTGTTGGTGAAAAATCAATACTTCCTATAGATTTAATATATACTCCTGAAGATAGTAAATTATCTACAATCACTATGCACCCTAAATTATTAGGTGGTGCTGCAAATAGATTGTGTATTTATGATACTGATGGTACTATATATTATTCTGCTGTAGGTATTGTTGACGATTTTAAAGAAGCCGATGGTGCTGGATACTTTAAAGACTTTTATAACGATACATCTGATTGCTTATGTATTGAAGATTACCTGAATGGTATTTTAGTATCTAAGCAGAATGGCTTGTATTACGTAACAATTTCAAATTCAATAAGTTCTAGTTCTGTAAGTGCCACTAACGAAGCTGGTATAAATATTTCAAAAGTAGCTGAAATAGGTCAACAATATTCAGGAGACCATTGTATTGTAGGTAAAGATGTAATGGCTTTTGATAGTAACAGTGGTTCATTAGTAATGGCTTGTACTCAAAACGTGTTTGGTAATATTCAATCTGGTGGAATTATGATAAGTTCTGATTATATCAATTCTGCTAACTTAGGTATCACTGAAGAAAAAAGAAAACTCGTGTACAACTCTGAGAATAACTGCTTTATTCTTTATCATGGAGATAATCTCAATAAAGGTTTATTATGGACGGTAAATGGTTCATTATTCCCTAGGGAAGTAGATAATATCATTTTTGATTATGTTAGATTTAATCAAGGTGTATTATCAATAACCAGAGAAGGGGTTATCGCACAGGATTTTAAAAGAGGGACTATTATTCCTAATGTATCTTCAATTGCTGAGTTTGAACCTATAGGACTTAAAGATAACAGATGTATACTATGTTCAATTCTTGAAGCATCAGAAATGCACGGCATAGAATATTCTATCACTACTTCAAATGCAGGGCATAGTTATCAGAAAGTTAAACCTATAATTAACTACGGTGTTAATAAGTTAGATTTACCTCCGATGATTTACTCTGATAAAGGTAAAAGTATATCTGTAGATTCTTTCGAGCTAGTTAGACAATGGGCAAGTAAGAAAAGTACAGCTACGAGAATATACGCTCCGATGTCAGGTAGAGAAGGAGTATCTTTAACAATAGAATTTGAACCTAACCAAGCCTTTTGTTTAATTGCACTTAGACTTATAGATTTTAGTCAAGGAGAATAAAGTAGATGCACTATAGAAAATTAACAGAAAGAGATTTGCTTATATATCTAAGCGATATAAATTCTTGCTATGATACTAATACTTTAGTCTTTGATTCTCAGAATTATCTTAAAAATTTAGATAAGGAATGGTTTATAAACACTTACCTAGAATCTCCAGATTCATTAATTATTGGTATTTTTGATGATAATGAAGATTATCTATACGGTCTCGTAATATTAGATAATATCAGGTTTGCAGATAAGTCTTGTGCTCAGGTACATATTATAAACGACAAAAGCATTTTTGGTCATAAAGTTAGGGATATATACAAAGATATTATTCAAAATTGTGGGATTGATACTCTCTATGCAGAAATACCAGCTATTGCAGTTCACGCTATTGCTATGTGCAAGAGGATGGGTTTCAAAAAGACTGGGTACATTCCACAATGTCTACCTTATGTAAATTCTAAAGGCGTCGAACAGATGTACGATGTACAAATATGGAGCTACACAAAGGGGGTGACAAAATAACCTATGAATAAAAATTCTTTCAAAGATAATTTAAGAAGAGCTCAGAATGCGATGAACAAAGCAACTACAAGTATTCAAGGAGCTATCGAAAATAACCAAGAAGCTATTAATAGGTTGAATCCTAACAATCCTTTAGCTCAATACGCACAAGGAGTTCAAGACGTTGCAAATCTAGTTGCGCATCCTGTACAAACTTCAAAGGCTGTGGTTAGACAGGCTAAAAAAGAAATAAAGGAAACTGTCAAAAACCCTGTAGGCACTTATCTTAAAAAGAATCCTGCTTCAGTTGCTTACAATACAGGAAAAGAGATAATAGAACAAGGCATTCCTAGAACTCTAGGACAGATGTCTGCAACTAGTTTAAGTATTGCTAAAGCTCCTATTAAAGCTCCTGTAAAAGCGGCAACTCCTGTAGGCAGTTCTTTAGGTGGTGACGCTATAGTTGTTAGCGCTAGACCTCAAGCGTTAAACTTTCAAGCTAGTTTGTTAGAACGAGCTGGGGTGCCTCTAAAACAAGCTAAGCAAGATATGGCTCAAGCAATAAGAAGGAACAGTGACTTACCTAATAAGGCTGTAGGTTCTTATAATCAGATTACAGGAGATATTAATATAAGCCCTAATACTAAAATTCAACAATACAGTCGTTCTAGCTACGATGTAGGGACTCACGAAACTGCACACAGAACCTTACAACGATTAGAAGCTTTAGAAAACGCAGGTTTAATAACTCCTGAAGGAGCAGAATTTTTACATAACTTGAGGCAAAGTCAATCCAATAAATTAACTCCGCTAGCTGAGAATGAAGCTGTTTCAAGAGGGTTTGAACTTGCAAGAAATCCTAATGTAAAATTCAACAAACAAACATTGAACGATTTAATGATTAATCTTTCAGATATAGAGAATGCAGCAAAGACCATTTCTCCGTACTATAGAGATTTTTTAAAAGGAGGTATGTAAGTAAAAAATGCCAAGATTTAAACGTAAAAAAATAACTGTAGATGCTGCTGGGAAGAAACACGGATTTAGAAGTGGCTTAGAAAATGACTTTATGGTAGCACTTGAAGAATATGGATTAGAGCCTAATTATGAATCTAAAAAATTTGAGTACATTATACCAGAAAGTAAACATATATATACACCAGACTTTCCGTTAAGTCCACACATAGTCATAGAGACTAAAGGTCGATGGGTGGTCGAAGATAGACAAAAAATGTTATTAATAAAAGAACAATATCCAGACATAGATTTTAGAATAGTATTTTATAATGCTAATCAAAAAATTAAAAAAGGAAGTAAGACAACTTATGCAATGTGGTGTGATAAACACGGTTTTAAATGGGCTCATAAAACTATACCTCCTGAATGGATAGAAGAAATTTTTAATGACATAGCACAATCGGAAAGTTAAAAAATTATGCCTAATATAATATAATATAATAGGAGAATATATTAACATGGCAAAAATAAAAAATAAATATATTAGAGCTGGTGATATAACATATTTGGAAATCTCAAGAAGAGATACTGACGAAAAAGTCTATTTTATTATAGATTCAGAAGATGAAGATATTGCTTGTAAATATAAGTGGTATGCAATGTATTGCCCAAAAAGAAGAATGTATTATTTAGAATCTTCAAATGGGGTAAAATATCATCGATTAATTACAAATTGCCCAAGTAGTCTAGTCGTAGACCACTTAGATAGAAGTACTTATAATAATACTAAAAAGAATCTAAAAGTTTGTACAGTTGCCGAAAATAACAAAAATAGGTATTATCCAAAACAACAACGAAAACCTAAGAAAACAAACACTGGGATTCAATACATCTCAAAAGACGGCAATTGTTATAGAGTTTCATATCAAGGTACTCGAAAAGGCTTTAAATCTTTAGAACTAGCAAAAGTATATTTAGAAGAACTCAAGAAAGGATTGGAGTGTTATTATCGCAAAGATGGCTAAAAAAATACAGACTGATTATACTAAAGGCGGTCACGATATTTCGCAGACTGCTACTCCGTTATATCAGACTAATTTGCAACGTATAGACCAGTATAACGCAGACCCTACACAAACCATAGATATGTATAGAGATAAGTATTATAGTGGTAATACTGACCAAAGTGATTTTTTACGCAACTACAATAGAGCGATGGCTAATAAGACTAACGCTAATTATTCTGCTACTGGTGGCGGTTATTCGTCTACAGGTCAAAGAGCTTATGAAGATGCTCAAAGATACTGGAATGATGCTGCTGCAAGGTTAGAAGACCAAGGTGTTCAGTCTGCTGCTAGTATGGCTCAAAATTATTACAATAATCTATTAAATGCTAATGCAGGATATAATCAAGCTTATAACTTAGGTAAAGAATATTCTGACATTGAACAGTATAATAACTTAGCTAGACAAAATAATAGGTTTGGTAATCAACTGTTAGGTGTTGGTGGTAATCTTGCTAAAGGTGTAGGTTCAGTATTAACGATGATTCCTGCTACTGCTCCTATAGGTATGGGTTTAAGTGCTGCTGGTGGCATTATGTCAGGACAGACTATAGACCCTAATTCAGCGTTAGGTGTAGGTAGTGCAACAGGCGCAGGTTCTGGAGCAACTTCAGGAATGTTCGGAACTGGCTTAGATAGAGATGCTTTTAATGTGGGTGTTGACTATCTTAATAAAGTAATGGCTACTAATCCTGAAGGAGTTATTGGTAAAGCTTATAAACGAGGTGCTAAATAGATGGCTAAGGTTAATACAAGAGCGATTAAAGATAAGATTATTCAGATAGCTAGAAAGTACGGTGTTGACCCTAAGTTAGCGTTGGCAGTGGCTAAACAAGAATCTGGATACAATCCTCGTGCAAAATCTCATGTAGGTGCTATGGGAGTTTTTCAATTAATGCCAGCTACTGCTAAAGGTTTAGGTGTTAATAACGCTTTCGATATTGAACAAAATATCGATGGCGGAATTAGGTATCTAAAACAAATGCTTACAGCTAATAAAGGTAATATTGCACTCGCACTAGCTTCTTATAACGCTGGACTTGGTAATGTTCAAAAATATAAAGGTATTCCACCATTCAAAGAAACTAAACATTATGTTAAGACTATTTTGAATGATATGGATACGATATCAATGCCTCAGTCTGGAGCAACTGGAGCTGCATCTAATATAACTAATACTAATAAAGGAGGACAGAAGATGGCTAACACACAGCAAGTTTCTCTTAATCCTAAAGATTATTTAATCAATGCTAGAAATCTTCAATTAAATAAAGACCTAGTTAATAAGGCTACAGCAGGAACTGATGAAGCAGCTACTGACTGGAGATTAGTTTCGCAAGGTTTAATGGATATTGAAAACTTTAAGCAATTGCATCCTGAGTGGGCTGAATATGCTGATACTCATACTCCTCAGAACTTATTAACTCAAAGAGAACAGAAATTTATGCAAGCGCCTGACGTTCAACGAGCTAATGTAGATGACCTGCTTAAATTACAAGAAGGTCAAGCTAGAACAATGAGCGATATGTTAAGAGAGAATCAAGCTCAAAGATTAGCAATTACTGAAGACCAATATAATAATTATTTGAGAGCTATTCAAAATAATCCTAGATTGAGACAATTAGATACTGGATATCAAGTAGACCCTGAATTAGCTAGACGTTCTGCTATAGCTCAAGGTAGACTAGGTGATAATCATTATTTAGCAGGACAAAGAGCTCAATGGGAAGCTAATCAATCTAATGTTTTAGGTATGCCTTATCAAGATTACATGGCTGCTCAAGATGCTATTTATACTAATCAATTAAAAGCCCTAGAAAATAAAGCTACGCAAGTAAATGCTTTACTTCAACAAGGTATGATTACAGATAGACAAGCAGCGCAAGAATTAGGTAAGGTTTATGGAGCTTACCAAGCATTAGAACAAGAACGTATTAAAGGTGAATACGATTTTGCAAAAGCTGTTAATACTGAAATGATTAAAGGAGATACTGAACGTTCTAAAGCTATCCTTTCAGGCATGACTGATATTAATACTAATGCAGCTACTAACGCAGCTAATCTAGCAGGTAAGGAAGCTGACTTGCAATTAGAAGCTAATAAAGCTAATTTAGGTGCTGCAACTGGTTTATACGGTAGTAACTTAGATTATAACGCAGCTCTTAGTGGGCAAGCAGTTACTAGGGAAGGTAATTTGTTAGGTGCTCAAACAGCAGCTAATAAGCTACAACAAGATATGAACCAGTTTAATATGAACCAAGGACTCCGTGATGCTCAAGCTAGCTATTACGAAAATATGGGTAAGGCTTACGGAGCATTCGCAGGTACACCCCCTACTCCTGATACCTATGTGACACCACCTAGTCAAAAAGGTAGAATAATGACAATGAGAGATTTGTTATTCGGAATGAGAAACGGTAATCAATAACAATAAGGAGATAAGACGTAAATGTCAAGTAATAATATTAATAAACCTGATTTATTACAAGGTAGAGTTGAACAAATTCAAAATCTACCTCCTTTAAATACTGATACTCTTCCTGCATTGCCAGCAGGAAACGTTCCTGTAATAGTACCTGAAATTCCTGCAATTTCTAATGAGCTTATAAATACAGATACAACTCAACAAGTACCGACTGCTGCTACAGAGTGGCAGTCAGGTGCTCCTGTTCCTGTACAAGTAGAACCATCAACGCCTAATCCAATGGTAGTTGACAATAATAAAGTTATATTCCCTCAACAACAACAAACTATCCAACAATTAGCTCAGACTTTACAGTCAAATCCTGAAGCTTATGAAAGATATCAAACAAATAGAGCTTTAGCTCAGCAAGGTTTTGGTAGTGAAATGGCTAGTAGATATAATATAAACGACATTTTAAAAAATGGTGGTCTACTACCTAAACTGGGTGAAAACACTTTGGATAGTTTAAATACTCTAGGTACTGGTATTGCTGCTGCTGGTGCTATAATTCCTAAAGTTGCACAGTACACATTAAACTTACCTATGAGTACAGATGATTATAACTTTATGAATGAAATCTTCCAGCAAACAGGAGATTTTCTAAGATATGCTACACCTGAGCAAAAAACTAGTACTGCTGCTGAATTACTCTTAACTGGCAATCTATTACCAGCTCAGGATATTGAAGAAATAAGAAGGACTGGTAATTATGGGGCTATAGTTCCAACAATGATTAATAACTGGTTCAGAGACCCCATTCAAGGTAGTATAGATTTATTAACTGGAGCTTTAACGGCTGCTGGTGGTTTAGGCGCAGGTTTAAAACTTAGTGGTAGACTTATAGGCAAGGCTGGTAAGATAACTAATATGGCTAATAAAGCTGCTAAAGTTACTAAACCTAGTCAAGCTGCTAAAAATATATACGACGTTGCTAACGCTACTGCTGCTCAGAACCTTATTAAGACTAGAGATGCTGGTAAGGCTTTGCAACAATTTAATATTAAAGATTTAACTAAAGCTGTAGAATCTTGTAATATAGGAACTAAGGTTAGTGGAAATGTACTCCGTGCAAAAGAAGCATTAAGAACTTTTCAATCAGAATGGAAAAAAGTTGTTAATAACTTCGCACCTTATTCTATTGATTTAGCTGATAGTGAATTTGCAGCTATTCAGTATACTGCAAGGAAGCTTAATTCTACATTCGATAAAGTTAGAAAAGAAGTAAACCTTTTGACAGATATGACCCCTGAAGAACTTGCTAAAAATAAAGTGGTTGAGCTTTATACACAGGGGTTAGATTTGTATAAAAAAGGTGAGATATTCCCTTTAACTCAAGCAGATGCAAAAGGTGCAAGTAAGATACTCGATGCACTAGCTAACAATTCAGAAACTGTTAAATACGCTGGTAAGGCAACTACTCGTATTGCAGGTAATGCTCCTTATAAAGAAGTTGCAAAAGCTTTAAAAAATAACGGTGAATGGTTAGATAAAAAATCTGGAGAAATAGTTAAAAGCATTGCAAAAGAATCTATAAAGGCTAACGGAGAAGATTTAGAAAAAGGTTTAGTTAAAGGTAACCTAAAATATGCTAATCCTGAAGAGTTTGAAAAAATCAAGGACTTAGAAGAACTTTCACTTAGCAACACTAAAGATGCAGTCAATAGTTTACCTGTTGATGAAAATTTAGTAAAAGCTCTTTCTAAATATAATACCTTCTTTAAAGACAGTAATCCTTATGCCAGAGGTTCACTTCTTGCAGAAGGCTACACTATAGGTAAAGGTGTTAAGTTAGGTTCAGGTAAATACCTTGCAGGTAACGCTATAACTGGTACTGCCAACATGTTACTGAACAGCGGAGCTGAATTACCTTTAGATATTGCGCAAGCTTTAGTAAGTAAAGGTGAGCTTAGTAGAAATTTAGGTACCTTCAGAGAAATGAGATTACCTAACACGAAAGCTTATACTCCTTTTGGAAAAGTAGTTACAGCTACTAATAAACCTATTTCCAGTGTACTTAACGCGTTTGATACGCATATGCAAAACTTCTTCAGTGAAGTTGCGGCACATAATAACCTTAGAAGTAAAGGTGTACCTTTCAAGGGAAGAACTAATAAAGTTTTAGAACTGACTCAAAAGGATGAACAAACTCTTGCTAATATTATTAATGACGTTAGAAGAGTAGCTCTAATTCAGTCAGGAGATTCTTGGATAGCTCCTAGATACAGAGGTTTAACGGCATTAACTACAGGTGATTTCTGGAGATGGCATGAAGAAGCTTTAAGGTCTGCTGGTCACATAATGAAGAAAAGACCTTATTTATCAGGCTTAGTTATCAATAGATTGATGGGGAATGTAGGTTTCGATAGGGAAATGCAGCATAGATTTGGTATTCAAGCTGACATGGATAAACCTAATATTCACTTAAAGATGGACTATAGAGATGGACAATTTAAAGAAGTTTCATCTGAAGTAGTTCCTATTATGAACAGTGTCAAATTCTCATCTGGTATTGTTCAAGCATTTAAAGGCAAAGGTGAGCCATTAGTAGAAGCTTTAGGTCAAGTATCACCTTGGACTACTACCATCTTAAATGCTGGTATGGGTATTGATAGATACGGTAATCCTATTAAACGCGAAGGTACTACTATTGATTATAAAACTAAGAAGAGATATATAAACGGTCAAGAGGTTGGAGGTTTAAAACCTGATGAAGTTATCACAGCAATAGCTAATACCTTCTCAGTATATCCTAGCTTATATAACAGAACTCTAGCTCCAACAGCAGGTATGTTTACTGGAAGAAACTTCTATCAACCTTACGGTAATTCTATCTTTGGTAGTTTTACACCTGACAATCCGTTAGTCGGAGGTGAAAGTAACCTATTCTTCTCAGGTAATCCTACAAGACCTACTACACCTCTTAACTCGCTAGACTCTTTTGCAGGCTTATACGAAAGTAGGTATTACGACGAAAACAGACCAGACCATCCAGCAATGTTAAGAAGTTTGATTAAATCAGATATGAGAAATAGAAATAAATTAATGCAAGAATATCAAAGGTACTTAAATGAATCAGGGGAAGGTGGTGAATTATAAAATGCCTGATAATGATAAAAACAATAACGCATATATCGTAGAGGAATTAGTACTGCCCAGACCTGATTGGTATGATACTGAAGGTAGAATTTACAAAGACGCTTTAATTGAAAATTTCAATGCTATAGAAGCTAAGTTGTTAGAGTTGACGAGATTGGACGCTTTTAGCGTTCAACCTCCAGACTTATCATCTGTAGAATACCCTGATGTTACAGATATAGCTACAGCAGATGATAGAAGTATCTTAAATCTTAAAAGCTTTTTAGAATTGACAGGCTTAATGGGTTATCCATTAGAATGTGAATTTTCAGGAACTGTAGCAAAAAAAATATCATTCTATGCATCTGATTATACTTATACCACAATCAAAAACTTCGAGACTAACGCTAATGCAACTAATTGCTACGTTTATTTAGATTGCGTAAATAAAACAGTGAGCGTAAGCAGTAATACAACAACTCCAGCAAATGCTTGTCTAATCGGAGTTTACGAATCAGGTATAGTAAAATGTGTAAATGACAAAGATAGTATTAGTATCAATCCTTTATACTACTTAGCAAGGATGAGTAAGGAAACCCATTTTGTAAGGACTGACAGATGGACAAGAGATAAATATTCTTGTTATGATGGATTCGGTTCCAATGGTCGATTATGGGGAGCTGCTGATACTAACAAGAAAACTAAATCTGACCCTAATAACATCAATTTCTTAGATGTTGGTAGATATTCAGAATAAATAAAGGAGATTAACAATTAATGAGTTTTGACTTTTTTAATACATCATATCTAGCATTCGGTCAGAAATTATATTCTGCATTCGCTACTTTGGATGATTTAGCTGCTGCAGCTAAACTGAATATTGCACAGGTTTTGGATTACCAGTCAATCTTTGAGGAGTATATAAATAAGAATTATCAAGTTCCTATCCCTCAATCACCGACAGCACCTTGCAGGACAGATTTATTCTTTGATATTATAAATGATAAACCTATATACATAAACAAAGTTATTGTTAGTAGCAATAAGATTGCCCTAGACTTAACTCTAGTTAATAGAACTAATAACAGAGTTACTAGATTGAAGGGTGAAACTACATTAAAAGAAGGGTATTGTTACTACGAAGCTGAAGCTATATCTAACACTAACCCTGATAGAGAGCTTAAGTTTACAAGTAACGAGTCTGAGATTGTAGGTACACAGCTATTCAAGTTCAGAATAGATAAGAATAATATATTAAACCTTGTTGGTAGTGTATCTGAATTATACATAAAACCTAACGACTTAACAGCTTACTCTAGTATGAGTTGGGGTGATAAAGTAGCTGGAGCTAATCAGGATTATACAGCCCAAGATTATGAATGTCTGTGTATAAAAGGACATTACAGAGATATTCAAGTAAAACTTAACGGCACTATATTGATGCAAGGGCAAGGAAATTATGTTCTAAGACATTGCATTATGTACGTTAAAAAAGGTGATGTTATCTCAGGTAAATACGAATATATAAATAGAATTAACTATAACTTATAGAAAGGAGGTGAAAAAGTTTAAATGGTTAAAAAATACTTTAAAGGTCAAGTAAAGATTGCGGATGTTAAAGAAGCTTTTGAAGATATTGTCAATGTGACAAATACTGTAGCTACTATTTATAATGCTTCTAAAGCCATTGAAGATATCGACTATACTAAAGGTGGAACTACACTAGCTCCTTCAGGATATACACTGACTGTCGGAGGTTTTAAACAGGCGCTTTCTTTAGCTGACAGATGTGTAGTTGGTGCTAAACCTGTATTAATCGGTAATAACCAAGCTAAGCTAACCGCTGGCGTACTTATTACTAAAACTGGAGTACATAGATTGCCTGACAGTATAGTTACTAAACCTGAAGGTGGAAGTAGTAAACGTACATTATATTATGATATAGATAATAAAGCTTACACTTGGACTCCTAAAGGAGAGACTGAAACTGTAGTAGTACGTAAGAATTTCAAAACTCCGCTGTTGAATAAGAATGCGGATAATGAATATTTAAACAATACGCATAATGGCTGGTGTAAATTAGATGCTACTATGTTGGAAGGCTTAAGAGGTAAAATCCTCACCCCTTCTAGTTATGGTAGAACAGATTCTAGGCCAGGCGGAGTAAGTTGGCTAACAGTAGTTTTTAATAATACTAATGCCCCTACAAGTGATGTCTGGGAAAATACCACAGAGAGTATTAAAGCAAACGGTTCAATCAAGTTACCTATTGAAAGCTACCCTTGTGTATATACTGACCCTTTAAGAGAAGGAGATAAAGTAAGGCTTAATTGTACTGAAGATGGAGTTAATACTTTGTTAGGTACTGTTGGATTTGGTATTATCACCTTCGGACATATCGACAAGGATAGTAAAACATTTACGCCTAAATTTGCGATAGAAGCTCACGCTACTGACTATCAAGAGGCTTTAACTGTAGGTTTATATACTCCTGATTTTAGTGATATACGAACAAAAATCAATTCTGTAACAGGTCAAGCAAACTACAGTATTGATGGATTAGATTATCAGGAAATTGAAGTTTATATGAGTAGAGTGAACTATGCTAGTAAAAGGATTTCATTCGGAAGTATAACTTCTTTAACTTGTACTTTTGGTAAAAAAGCTACAACTGAAGAACCTTGTATTGATATTCATATAACTCTCAGTGATGGTACTTATCAAGATTGGCAAATAGATTTACCTCAGGATATTAGTAAATACGATATCAATTGTGTAATGAACTCTTTAAACGGTTGGAGCTTGAATGATAAAACTGTCAATCAAGTTCTTTACCCAAGTCCGACTATTGAGACCACTATTGACCCTACCTTTAATAATTATCTAGGTTGTTGGTTTACTTCAGATGTAATAACAGTCAACGGTAAAGGCATAGGGGCTGGACAGGCTGGTTGGGAAGAAACTCAAATTATCTCAACAGATGGTTATAAAGTTTGTGATATAGACTTCAAATCAAGCAGTAAGATTGCTAGTGTGCTCAACAACTGCCAAAACGAAGCCATTAATGGCACATTTAAGATAACCTCTCAATCAAGATGGGTTAAACCAGTAGCTGAAAACGCTCCTACAGATAATGTAATTGATACTACTAATAATCCTTTGTTTGTAGCTGCTATAGAACAAATAGGTTTAGAAGGTAATCCAACTACTACAACTAAACTGTTAGGTCAAGAGGTATCTTATACAAGCCCTTTACATCATAGAGATTTAGATACTTGGACACCGATAAACTTTCTATTCGTTCCTAGAGGAGTTAGTAATCCTTATTCTATAACTCCTGCTAACAGAGATTTTACACATAAGTTTGGAGTTATTGTCAATAAAGATATTAAAGAGTAGGTTAATCTACTCTTTGATATCTACTATAATATTATATAAATACTTATTATTGTTATAAATTTATAAAGGAGATACTGACGTATGTACATTGATTGCGTGGTAGTTAAAGAAGAACCTTATAAAAGCTTTTCCTGTTCTATTCAAGTAACCGAAAATAATGGTGCTACATTTACTAATTTTGACTTAAACAATTATTCAGTTCTATTTCAGATTTTAGGTGCGCCTACAGCAGACGCTAAAGTTCTTGTAGAACATTTAATTACTCAAAATACAGATTTAACAGTTGATGGACAGATAAACAATCCTGACAATGGAGAGTTTATCTTTACAATAACGAAAGAAGATACTGATTTAATAGGTCTAGGTAATCATCCTATTAGGTTAGTGTTATTAAATGCTGAAGATTTACAACCTGAGTTTACACTTACTGAAGGTGGACAAAAGGGTGAATTTTCAAAAGTACAAGTAGTACAAGTATAATTACATATAAGGAGATTATGATTAAATGTCAGATTTCAACTTTTTCTTAAACAGACAAGGTATACAAGGTAGAAAAGGTGATAAAGGTGATACTGGGTTCACACCTACTATATCCGTGTCTGAACAAACTTTAAACTCCTACAAGCTCAAGATTACTAACGAATATAATGAGTTTGAAACGCCTAATTTAATAGGCAATTTAGGAGTGACTGACAATGGTGGAACTTATCTACGATACGACCCTAGTACAAGTACAGTAAGCGCTGGAGAAATTGATGGTGCTACTACTGAGACTGTAGGTGGTGTTAGAAAGTCTACCGATACCGATTTAACTAATTTATCAGCAGATACGGTTGTAACTCCTGCAAATGTTGCAGATATGTTACCTCTAATATTAGAAGCTGGTACTGATAATGTTACTATTATGCAAGATGAAGCCACATCTAAAACTAAGATATCAGTTAAAGGCGGCGGAGCTGGTTCTGGTGATGTAACAGCAGCAGGAAATAACAAATTCACTGGGGATAATACTTTTATAGGAAAAGTTAATATTGCTGGTGGAACATTAACAGTTGATGGGGTTGCAAACCTTAACCAAGCTACTGCAACTTACCTTAATGCTACATCTATATCAAGTTCTGGAGAGGTAAACGCAGTATCAGTTAAAGCAATTGATTTACGTTCAGATGATATTCAGACTACTGAAAACAAGAAATATCTTACTGAATTAGATGTAGATAATCAAACTATTCAAGTTGTTGATGGAAAACTTCATTGTAATCTGGATGAATTAGGTAATGAAGTCAATGATTTAACTGGTAGAGTTACATCTAACGAAGCTGATATATCGGCAATGAAGACAGGTAAGCAAAATAAATTAACAGCTGGTACTAATGTTACCTTAACTGACTTGACCGATGGAACAGTTCGTATTGACGCAACTGGCGGAGGTGGTACAGGTGATATACCTATTGCTACAACTACAACCGCTGGTAAGGTTAAACCAGATGGGACTACAATCACTATAACTGATGATGGTACGATTAGTGCCGTTGGTGGTGGTGGTGGAGCTACCATAGATGATAGTACAACAACAACGACTACCGTATGGAGTTCTTCTAAAACTAATACAGAAATTACCACAGTAGCTAATGAAGTAGTTCAAGTACAAGGTGATGTAGCTAGTTTAGATGGAGATGTCTCTACTCTAAGAACTGACGTCTCTGGACTAAAAACTGATGTGCAAAATGCGATAACTGGAACAAGTGACCAAACATTTGACCTTTCACGTGTTTCTACAGCACCAGCTCTTACTAAACGTTGGAAATTTAGAAGTGCCCCTGATATTTATCAAAAAGTACGAATGTATTCTTCAGGTATTGTATATGATGATTTGTGTGCTAACACTCTAAAGGTAAACCCATCCATTACTTCAACAGGTTTGATATCAGGTGGTCTACAACTGAATTTCACAAATAATTACGGAAAAGTCAGCTCTGAAGGAATTAACACCAATAGGCTCGTACTCAAAGGGGGTGAAGGTCAGGAAATAATAGTAGGGTCTGGTACTCCAAAAGTAAATATAGGTAACTACCCAGCATCTCAAACTTTACACCCAATTCTAACTTCGTACAATACTAAAGCTGGAGATGGTATTAGTATTACTACTGAAGGAGATAATGTTACTATTTCAGCAACTGGGGGTGGTGGCTCTGCTCCTGCCAATATGGTGACTATAGATACTGCGCAAAGTATTACTGCTAATAAGACTTTTCAAGGAGAGATTAGAATAGGGGACGATACAGGCTATGCTACATTAGCTAAATTTAGTAGAGAAGAGTTACCATTTGGTGATTCTACTCTAATAGAACATGTAGACCTAGGTGAAGCAGATTTTGTTGTTAAAGGTAATCTTGGTAAGAAAGTATACGAGACTGATAAATATGTTTATAAGAAATATATTAACGTAGACGATTTATCTGATGATACTATCCAATATAATAATAGTATATCAAGCCAAGTAGCTCATATGGCTATGCCTAGTGATAAATATATAGATTTAACTTTAGGTGCATCTGGTACTACCTACACCGCTCCTTCAGATGGTTGGGCTGTGGCTTGTAATTTTGTAGCTCAGACTAACTCTATAGTCGCTATATTTAGAACTGGTGCGTCACATTTAGGAATGAGAATATCTCGTCCAACTAGTATAAGTTACGCAGACTGTTATATTCCTTGTTCTAAAGGTGATAACTTTATATTAGAGTATGGTGACCAAGCAGGGAATAGTAACACTCCTGAACTAAGATTTTATTATACTGAAGGTTCAAAGCCAACCCTTTAAAGGGTTGGACTTGAGCCGACAGAATAAAAGAAACGAAAAACATGATTGGTTGTATTTTTTACACTGTATATAGGAATAATTGTATTATTCTTTTGTACAGGCGTCATTACAGCTAAAGACGTTTGAACTGAGGTTGTCAATCTTTGAAAATATTTTAATATACTTCCGTTAAAACATTGAAGGTTTAACGATTCGTTAGGGGCGACAACCCCAAAATTCAAAAATACCCAACCATCTGAAGGTTTCGCTAGCAAGGTTAAAAGAAAAATCTAAATAAACTATAATATAATAGAGCAGGCTCTTAAATTCGAGCAAAAGCCTATTCAATTCGAGCAGAGCTCAAATTCAAATAATAAAAGGAGAATTTATAAAATATGTTTATTGCTAAACAGAATGATTTAATAGTATTAACAGGAGATAGTAGAGAGGCTTTAGAAAAAGCAACCTTACTAATGCCTAATATTACTATAGAAGAAACTGACATCGACTATCAAAATGTCGGCGGAGAATATGTTACACCTGAAGTAGCTATCGAAAAAGAAAAAGAAAGAGTAGCGATGCTTAAAATGACTCCGAGAGATTTTCTTTTAGCTATTACTAATATGGGTGTAGAATGGACTGCTATTAAAACCTTAATGGACAACAACCCTCAAGTAGCAATTGAGTTACAATTCTGTAATAACGTTTATAGAGGTAATCCGTTGTTAGACCAGTTATGCGGTCAATTTAATGTAACCAGTGAACAGCTGGATGAATTGTTTAAGACTAAAGGTACTTAATAGTATGATAGATTATGAATCTTTAGAGATTATAGGAATGATGATAGTAGGAACTATCGGAACTATATTGTTTATATTACTAATATAAGGAGATATGTAAAATGGCTTACACACCTAAAAAGAAAATGGTAGCACCTGAGAAACCACAGCAAGAGTTTGCTAAAGGAGTTTCAGTAAAAGTGCAAGAAACTAAATTTGGTGATATTATTAAAGTTGGGTTAAATGTAGAAGAGATTATGGAAAACCCTATCAACGATGAAGGTTTTATCAATATCGAAATTAAGAAATCTAAAGCTGGTAAAATGTTTGCTACTGTGCAAAAACCTTTAGATAAATAATTTGTAAATAAATGAAGGTCTTTTGGAGCTTTCTATCCTGCAATTCTTAAAGTAAAGCTCACTTATTTTTATAAACATATTACGGAGGTGACTCAAAAAATGATTAGCATTACAACACTTTTAACTATCGTAAACACTTTATTACTAACCATCTTTGGAGTCATTTACTTAAAGAAGAATTATGTTGTAATGACTATAGAGGAATACCAAACTATAGCTCAATTCGTAGAAGAACATTCTGAAGAAGATTTAGCCAGTCAAGAGAAAGCTGGCGGAACTGGAATTGAGGTTGGGTTTGGTGCTGACTATTTAGAGGAAGAATCTGAAGAGGAGTAATAACAATAATTAAATCTGAGGTGGTTAGAATGCGTTTTAAGGCGTGTTTACATATACCCCTTATAGATTTATCCTAGGTTTTATTAATCCCCTTTAAAAACGATTTATCAAGGAGATATTGACATAAATGATTCTATATGCTTTAAAAGATAAAAACACTGAATGGTACGTAACTAGAAACGGACAGTTTGATGAACTATGTGCTGATACTTACCTATTCAAAAGAGAGGTAGACGCTGAGAGATGTTTAAGATTTAGCATTGATGGATTTACTTTACTCTCTCCTATGATACGTTCATTAGTTAGGAGTCTACTAGAAAAGAAATATCAAAAGCCTTATCAATTTATAGATGTATCTCATAAAGAATATCTTGACACTAGAGACGAAATTGATTTAGAGATAGTTAAGGTACAATTGAATGAAAAGAAAAAGACAATTAAGCGCGCAAGCTAAAAAAGCTATGCAGCGTAAGAGAGAAATCGATTGTATTAGGCAGGAAGTGATTAACGTATGGAGAAGTATAGGAACTATAGTTTTTACTACTTTTGAAGAATTAGCCATGATGTTAGACCTACCTAATACCGATTATATAAAAGAGGGTTTTGATACTATAAAGAATGAACCTTCTTTTTTTGTTGGGTGTAAAGGTAGAGATATCTATATAGATTACATTCCTTTTTAGGTGTACACGTTTTTTGTTGTTATTATATATAGAATATACAGGAGAGTTAAATGGAATATAGAATAAATAAAAGTAGAGAAGGAAAGTATTGGTCAGCTTGTCCATACTGGATAGGAGATACATTCCAATTAGACTTCATAGAGCAGCACGTTTACAATCTGATTCTAAAGCAAGGTGCACTTGTCTGGACGTTGGATTATCTTGCTGTCTTATTCAGTGTTAGTCTGAGTACTATGAGACGTCTGTTGAATGATATGGTAAATAGAGAAATAATAACAAAGATTACATTCAAGAATGGTTCTAAGAGAAAATGTATTTTGATAGCGAATTATACAGAGGATGGTAAAAGAACCAAAGAAGAGATTGAACGAATTGCTAAAGAAGGTTTCTCTCACTTAACAGTGTATCAGAAGAAACGTAAATTAGAAGTCTCCGAGTATGTCAATAATACATTGCTGAATGAAGAATATAATGACTTGTAATAGCCAATTAACATTTCTCTTGACTGTCAAATTGACATACAAGAGATATTACTTTGACTGTCAAAATGACATATAATATAATATATATTATATATTAATTATATGAGAAATTAACTCACATTTGTAACTAACTTATACAATTTACTTATACAAAGGTTCGTCTCATAAGCTAATGCTTATTCGTTATAGTAATCTATAATATCTATAGGATATATTTAAAACTTAATTTAATTTGTACACGTTTTTTGTTGTTATTATTATATATATTATAGAATACGTAGGATAATAAAAGAACTGATGATAATATTCCTGAAAAAAAGAATTTGTTCCGCGCCAGAGGAGCATGCACGTTCCGCGCGCCAAGGGTGTACGTTCTACGTACGCAAGGATTACACACGTTTTGTTATGTATATAAATAGGTATATTGATATAACTAAGCGATATATGCTTGTTTATACGTAGACTGTATAACTTAATACCCAACTTTTATGCATATTACCCTTCTCGTGCATGAGGGTATCAACCCAATAAAGGGGGCAGAATTTGTGGGGTGGGTTATCGGCGTCATACCCCCTAGTCTTAGAGTTGATTAATGTATACTATAAAACAATACGTATATTAATTATTAAGTTATATAAATTAGTTTACTTTAATAATCTTAATATAATATATATAATAAATTGATTAAGTATTAATGTATATTATTAAAGAATATTCTATACTATCTATATAATTATATTGTAAAGTTATGTAAATATATAAAGTAATAGCTATTGACTTTTAATGTTATTTGTTGTATAATAAAAGTATAAATAAAGTTAAGTGATTAATTAACCAAGTACATTGACATATTATAATATATATAACAAATAGTTTTCAAGTATTAAAAGACTCTTATATATATTGACTTAATGAGTGCGTCACATGTCCACTATAAACATAACATCACTAACATTATTAAGTAATGTAATTAAAATATAATTTAAATACTTGACAAACTAAATAAAATATGTTATAATGGAAATATACGAAAGGTTAATTAAATAATTAGTACGTCGTCAGACGAACTACTCTAAACAATTAAATATGAACCATCGACATAATGAGAACATAGTTAATCATCGATGTAAAATAATTGAGAAGCTATGCGTGAACCAATTCCACTTTTAAGGCGTGCAGTATTGCAACTAATGGACACAAGATGATGAAGGGTCTGGAGTGTTCTTTATTTTATGATAATAAAACTGAAGAACGAGTTGTTTTATTTACGAAGTAAAGAAACATCTTTATTTATTTTATTTAAATATCATATAATTATTATATAATTACCTTCAAAAAACGTGTGGTATTTTAATAAAGTAAATAATAAAAGAAAGGATAAAATAATGAAACAACTAATTAAGAATGCAATTGATTCAATATTGAAAACTATTATAATATTATGCGAAGGGTACTTTTGGTTATTTTTATTAGGTTCAGTAATTAATACTTTGACTACTGATACTTATACATTTAGATTGACATTTTGCGTACTAGTTATTTTGATAGTATCTAATAAGATAAAAGATAAAATTGCATAGTATTATATTATCAACATATATAATAACAAAAACGTGTACAAAAATATATAAAAAGGATAAAAACAAATGCTAGAATTTTTAAAAATAATGATAATATTATTAATTGCAGTTTATTTTGTAAATAAATTTATGTATCAATTATAGATAAAAGATAGGAGGTTATAATCATGACAGTATATAACGTAACAAAAACATTTAATAAAGGGTTTGTAAATGCTTTAAAAATATATCTTAATTGTAGTAAATTAGATATAAGGTATTCAGACTGGCTAAACGATATAAATATATTTACCTATAATACAGACACAACCGTTATAAAAAGTAAAAAAGAATTATGTTTGAAACGTATTAAGAAATACATATACCAATTCAAAAACGATAAAGATTTTGAAACCTGCCCAAAGATAGACTCCGACAGGTTCAAGAACAAACATAATGCTAATAATATCATTAAGTAATATAAATAGGAAAGGTTTAATATCATGAATATAATCGAAAGAACTATTTATAAACCAAGTTTAATTTTAGAAGCTTATATGTTTGAAAAAAAATATTATAAACTTCTAGGGTTAAATGATGACGAGCAAGCTCCACAAGTTGTGTTATTTATTATTGAGGATAAGCAAATTAAATCGGTTAAATTTGTTCCGCGTACTTTGGTATGTAGTTATAAACCACTTGATAATGAATATTATTTAGATATGGTAAGAGATACCGGAGATGTTATAACAGATTATAATTTGGCACCGGCTCAAAAATTAGTAAATACATTTAATAATATATTTTAATATGGAGGTTGATATTATGATTACAGTTAAGATAGATGAAGATACTCTATTAGAAATGTTGTTAGATAGACTTGAGTATTGGGTAAGCGATGAAGAAACTATAAATTTATATAGAGGCTATTACGAAAAGTTGATTGAATGTGGCTGTTTTGAGGGTTGCGAATTAGATATTATGAGTATAGTTGATAACGACTATATAAATAATTTAGAAACTATCAGCAAAAAAGATTTTGAACAATATGATATTAAAGACGAAACATCTGATAAGATTGTAGCTTTCAATAAAGAAAAGGATTTATATTTGATAAGAACTTATTAACAACGTTTATTCCTAAGGTAGTTGTCAGGCTACTATTTTTTTAACCCTTTAGGCTAGATTAGTTCGTGACTGTTCTAGCCTTTTTTTTATTGCGTAATTAATTAAATGAGATATAACATTATAGAGGAGGTAAACAAATGGAGATAATAAAGAATAACTTCACATTCAAACGTATGGATAAACTTAACCCTAATAAAGTTTTATTAGTAGTCTTTCATCATCGAGGTGGTAATGGTGATATACAATCAATACATCAACAACATTTAAAGCAGGGTTGGGCTGGTATTGGTTATCATTACTACATTAGAAAAGATGGCAAAGTATATCAAGGCAGACCTATTCAATATGTTGGTAGCCATTGCAAAGGTAACAATAGTTGTTCAATAGGCGTATGCTTAGAAGGTAATTTCAGTAAGGAACAACCAACACAAAAACAATTGGATAGTTGTGTAAAGATATACAAATGGATTAAGAAAATATATCCAAGGGTTTACAAGGCAGTTAACCATAGAGATTTATTTCCAACGGCTTGTCCCTGTTATCCATTAGCAGAGTACGTAAACCAGTATAGGAGCTAAAAAATGAATGATTTTGATATGTACAGGAATCCAACTCGTTGGAATAAAATAAATAGAGAACACAAGAGAAATATTGAAAAATATTTAAAGTCAAATGTCCAGACTGGCAGCCTGCAATAAATTACATAGGAAAAATTGGAAGATGTATTTATGCTTACGTTTCCCCAAGTAATTCAAGTGTTAAATTTATAGAATTAGATACTATTCCAAATTTAGCTTTTACAATTGAAGAGTTAGAAGAGGTTACTTAAAATTTAAAGAATAAAAACAAGGAGCCAAGAATATGACAAAAACTATCAGACGAAAGACGATAGCAGATGATGAGATTACAAAAGAAATACTTGATAAAATTATGGATAAAATGTTTGATAAATTTACTAGAGAAGAAATGGAGTTGAGTCAACAAAATATAATTAAAACTTTATTACCTTTGAAATTATCCAATAAGATGATAGCAAGAGTAATAAAAGAATTAATTCCGAATAGTAATCCATCGGCAGGTAGTGTTGCAATTCAAGTCAGAAATATAAATAGGAAAAAGGATGCGATGCAACAGTTACTAGACTTAATTGAAAAGGAATTATAATTAAATGAAAGGAATAGAAAATATGAAAAAGGATTTCTTAAACCTTTACAAATTAATGAGGCAATATGTTAGAGGCACAGCATGTACTTATCATCATGTAGCAGGTGATAATAAGATAATCGAAAATGGTTCGGAAGCTAATATTATAATGTATGCAGTTGATGAAGCTTCCGCATATTTTATAGACTAAAAAGAATTATTATGGAGTAAAAGCGATGGCAATAAAAAAAGATAAGACAAAGAAGTATAATAAGATTGACTTAGTATCTTTGAATATATTAAAAGCGTCGATATTAAAATCGGATACTGGATTATTATTCTGTTTTGGTACCTCTTTTATATCAAGAATTATTCAAGCCAAGACTAAACTTTACGATGAAGAACAAGTACCTTCACACGTAGCTATGATAGTGAACGGACAATTTTTATATGAAAGCACATCAGCACCTGAGAGACTGGGTAATAAGAGAATACCTTCAGGAGTTAGAAGGTATCTATTAAAAGATTTCTATAGGTTAGAAAAAGGAAAAGAGACTGAATATTATTTCTATCCTTGCGATTTACTCAGTTCACAATTAGAGAAATATCTATTTTACCCTTACGGAAAAGATACTATAGTGGATTTTCTCTTGAGAAATGGTAGCGATGGCGATAGCAAAGGTTTAATCTGTAGTCAATACGCTAATCTATGCAGTGAAATATTAGAGGATGAGTCTTGCCCTACACCTGCTGATTTATTCAGAGCTATAAGATAATTAAATATTGTAAACTTTTATTACAAATGTATTGAGGTTTAGATTAGAATAGTTTATACTAGAAATAGAAATGAGGTATTTATTAAAATGATTTATTATCAAATAAGATTAGAAAAAGATAATAAGGTTACAATCTTAGACGTGATAGATAGTGATACTAAGCCGAAGGATGGTGTAGGTACCATGTTTGTTAATTTAGATGAGATGAATAAGTTCGACCCAAGGCTAGTAGAGTCAGAATATTCATCAGGAATGGAAAAATTTTTGTAAGCCTAGCTTTCTTCGACACTACTCTTTTAAAACAGGCTTACCTAGTATTTTATATAGAGTTCTGTTTAGAAAATTTATTTAGATTTTAAACAACCCCTCATCTTAGCTTGGCGGTGGGCTATCTGAAATCCTTTCTTCATAACCTACGTACACATCCATTCTACACCGCCATTATTTTTTTATATAAGATAAACAAAGGAGACATAGTAATAACAATGAAAGAAATAATTTTAACTAAAATTCATAACTATGATTTAGATAATGAAACGGATGAATATATCTATCTAGCAGACGATAAAGAAATTACAGAAAAAGAGTATGCTACAATTTACTATTGTAAACATTTAGCCTATGAAAAGATAGAAACGTTTTATTTCGATGATGGATTTTCAACAAAGACGAAAGCAATATTATTAACAGAGGAGGAATAAATAAATTATGGTAAATAGTAGTAACAATATAAAAGTAACCTGTGCAAAGTGTGGAAAAGAATTTGAATTAGATGAAAAGTGGCAAGGATTTGCAGAGAAATATCCTGAACGTGTGACCTGTTTTGAATGCAAATCTGGAGCAAAAAAAAAC